TTGGAGCGGATGTCAAAGAGCAACGAACAGTTGCTTAGCCTATCAAAGCAGATTTCAGATTCTGAAAGTGCTTCAGCGGCAAGCTTTTCAGAAGACGATATTTTTGATAGGATAAAGAAATAAAATGCCAGCAGTCTTCTATCGTGGAATGGTTGTTGATATAATCAATTCTGTTTCAGGACTTACATTACGCAATAAAAGTATAGAAGACTATAAGTCACTTATTAATTCTGAAAACTTAAAAACTTTTCCAAGGAACACAGCTGTAGTTAAACAAATTTCAGAGGGAGCATCAAAAACAAACGATACAGAAGTAATCTGTTATCCTTTCTTTTCTTCTCACCTTTGTATGCCACTTAAACCAGGTGAGTGTGTTTGGTTTGTTTATGAAAATCCTGATTTTAGAGGATCAATTGCATACTGGCTTTCAAGAGTAACAGAGCCAGGACACACTGATGATATTAATCACACGCTCTTCGCAAGATCATATCGCCAAGCTGCAAAAAAGCAAGAGCTCAGCACGGCAGAAAGATTTAACGGCGAAACTAATGAATCCGCAATAACTCAGACATATTCATATGTTAGTCCTACAGGTGATGCCAGCGAGATTATTGAAACGATGGGATTTGCAAGTCAAGTTTGTCGTATGCAAGCTGTTCCTCGTTACAATAAAAGACCAGGTGACCTCATTTTGCAGGGATCAAATAATTCTTTGATTATGCTTGGTGAAGAAAGAGGACACTATGCAGATTCACCAAGCGGCGTTAAAAGTAGCGCAAATAAAAATGACATACCATCTGGACTTGCTGCAATTGATATTGTCGTTGGTCGTGGAAACTTTGCATCTACAGCTGGCGCAGAAATTTTAAATGAACTTGGTTTACCTGAAATAGACAAGCGACAAAATCCACCAACAGAGGGTGATCCGCATTTTCCAACTGACGCATCAAGACTTTACCTGACAGCGAACTCAGCTGACGTAAATGCAAGTTATCATCCAGACGCTCTCTTAAACTTGACATTACCATCGACTGCTGGGCCATTATTGGACGGTTCTTCCGGAAGACGAGCCGGATCATTCTTTGTTGGAAAGGCAGACAATTTAAGACTTGTTGCAAGAAGCTCAGGTGATATTAGAATAGTTAAAGAACCAACGTCTGGCGGTGGCACAGATGCAGCAGCGGTTGTGTTCCATCTAGACGGAACATTACAAGCAAGTGGTAATAAGATTTCACTTTCCAAGTATAATTCTGGCGTTGGAACAGAGCCTTATGTAAAGTATTCTGGTCTTATGACCCTAGTTGAGTCTATGGTTACCGACTACACTTCTATTGCATCTGATATTAATGATTTTTGCACAAGCTTTAACAGCGCAATTCCACAAATAGCCCTTCTCACAACGGCTACTGGACCGGTGACAAACGGTGGTCCACTAGTAGCCTTATTGACATCAGCGGCGGGAACTCTTCAGGTTAAAGCCGCAGCAATGAAAGCAAAGGAAACAGTAATAAAGAAAATGATAGATAGCGATACAAATAAGATTAAGTCCACAACGATTTTTGGAGAATGACATCTTTAATTGAATCTATGAATATATGCTTTCTTAAAAACTTGATTTCTTGCTATTTATCTGTGGAGTGTCTATTTTGTAATGGCCCAGGCGAAATCGTATAGCTTTAGCAGTGTCGGCACAAAAAAGAGTGCCTATGATGCGAATATTGCGGCCTCCACCGTCAGCCCACCAATCGGTATAAAGACTCCGATTGAGATGGGTGACAATGCAGACGGCATTTTCAAGATGCACAGAAATCTTGGCGACCAGATCAGGGATAACTTCATTAACTTGATACTGACAAATCACAATGAAAGACTGAATTTTCCTGATTTTGGCGCAAATATTAGGCCTCTTCTTCATGAACTAAGTGCAGAAAATGGTGATGAGGAAGCAATGCGAAGAATTCAGCTTGCTGTCTCAAAGTATCTCCCATTTATTGTTCTTGAAAATTTTATAACTACGCCACAAGATGCTGGCACTAGTGCACTGGCAAAGATAAAGATGGTAATCACTTACTCTGTTCCAAGAGCCAATTTGACAAATCAGTCAATTGGCATTGTATTTAACTTCTCTGGATAAAACAATGGCCGGCGATCAACAGCAAAAAAATTCAAAAACTAGAACTTATATCGCAAAAGACTTTGACTCATTTCGTGGTGAATTACTGCGTTATGCAAGAACATACTTTGGTGATAAGATTCAAGACTTCTCAGAAGCAAGCATGGGAGGACTTCTTCTTGATATGGCTGCATCTGTCTCTGACACCATGTCATTTTATCTTGATCATCAGTTTAAAGAGCTTTCATGGTCAACTGTAACTGAACCTGCAAATCTTTCAAGAATGATTAGAGAAGCAGGTATTAAATCAAAGGGTGCATCACCGGCGACTGTGAAAATATCAGTTTTTGTTGAAGTTCCATCTAAGTTAGTAAATGGTCAATATGTGCCAGATGAAGTTGCATTGCCAAAAATTCTTCGAAGCACGCAACTTGTCTCAAACACAAACATTGTGTTTTCTACTGCTGAGGACATTGACTTCGCTGAAAAAAATAGACTTGGCAATCTTCGTGCAAGTTACGTAATTGGAAATGTTGATTCTTCGGGTAATCCTACCACATTTTTAATGAAGCGTGATATCGATTGTGTTTCTGGCCAGATAACAAGCGAGTCATTTGTTATCGGTTCAAATCCAAATCCATTTTTTACTCTTTCACTCTCAAAAACTGATATTAGCGAGATTTTAAGCGTAGTAGATACAAGTGGCAATCAATTTTATGAAGTTCAGTCTCTTAGCCAAGATACAGTTTTTAAAGTTTTCCCAAACATGTCTTCAGATTTTGAAGAAGTTCCTCGTTCAATAGAAGTTGTTCCTGCACCAAGAAGATTTGTCAATATTTCTGATCCATTAACTAGGACAACAACTCTTCAGTTTGGTGGTGGTCGATCTCTTTCTACAGAAGATGATGTTTTGCCAGATCCAGAAGTTTTAGCTCTTCCACTGTACGGAACAACAACTTTAAGTAGATTTTCAATTGATCCAAATGCGCTGCTAAACACAAAAACACTTGGCACAATTCCATCTGATACGACCCTAACAATTACTTATCGATTTGGGGGTGGAGCATCGCATAATGTCGGATCTCGCTCAATCAGAGGAATTTCATCTCTTTCAATTGAGTTTCAAGATGCATGTTCTGCAACTATAGCAAGATCAGTTCGTGCATCCGTGGACATAAGAAATGACAGTCCAGCAGCTGGTGGAGATAGCGCACCAACACTTGAAGATCTTCGTGCTCAGATTCCGGTTGCTAGAAGTCAACAAGATAGAATTGTCACAAAAGAAGACTTAATATCTAGAGTCTACACCCTTCCAACAAAATTTGGAAGAGTTTTTAGGGCTGCATCAAGACCAAACCCAGACAATCCACTCTCAAGCCAGCTTTTCATTTGCTCAAAAGATAGCAATGGATTTTTATCGGTCTCCTCAGACACGCTCAAGAAAAATCTTCGTGTATATCTCAATGAGTTTCGTCTTATCAGCGATGCAATTGATGTTCTTGATGCAAGAGTGATTAACTTTCGTGTTAAGTTTACAGTATTTATTAATCCAAACTCTAATAAGTCATCAACGCTTCAAGCTGTAATTGCAAAACTTAATGATGCATTGATCATAAGCAAGTTTCAAATAGATCAACCTATCCTTCTTTCTGATCTTCAGAATATTATTATCAATACTCCGGGCGTATTAACACTGGTTGATCTAAAAGTAGAGAACTTAAATGGAACTATACAAGACAGGATATACTCTAATGTATCTCTTAACATAAAACAATACACTCGTCGAGGTGTTGTTTTCGGTCCACCAGGCAGCATATTTGAGCTCAGATATCCAAAACAAGACGTGATTGGGACGGCACTTTAATGTATATTATTTCCACGGCCTCGGCTGACACCTACATTACCAACAAGATCATTGACGGCGCCAGGATAGAAGACGCAAATGTCGGTCGGGCAGGCACCCTAGATCTTTTTAAGCTCTACAATGAGACAATCTCAGGCTCTACCGGATATCACACAGAGCTGTCGAGAATTCTCATTAAATTTGACCTTGGTAGGGTGCGTCAGCTAGCTTCTGGTTCACTTGACTTTTCTTCGAATACGTTCGGTGCTGCAATAAGACTAAAGCAGGTTGAGACAAACTTACCTGCTCCTCGTAACTTTACTGTGTCATTATTCCCACTAGCCCGTCAATTTGATGAAGGAGACGGAAGAGATGTCGCATCGTTTGCAGACATCGACACATGTAATTACATTAGTTCATCACGAGGCGTAGCGTGGTCAATTTCAGGAGCTTACGCATCTGGTTCTCCTGGTGACACTAACATTGACTATTTCGCTTCTGGAAACTTACAAGATGGTTTAGGTTTAAGAAGTCTTGAAGTTAAGCAGCATTTCATTGATGGAAATGAAGATCTCTTTGTTGATGTAACAAATATAGTGTCTGCTACACTTGCAAGAATTCTGCCTGACTACGGAATGATACTATCATTTACGTCAAGTGAAGAAACAGACACTACAACTAGATTTGTCAAGCGATTTGCTTCTCGTCATGTGACTCAAGAAGCAATTAGGCCAAGGCTTGAAGTCTATGATGGAAGCACAATCTTTGATTCACATGAAAGTGCGACATTTGATGTGTCAGGAACACTCTATTTTAGAAACTCTGTCGGTTCGACTTATCAAAATGTCATGTCTGCATCCAGCCCTATCACAGGTCTTAATTCTCTAAAGCTTGTCTTGTCGACTGGATCGTATGCGAAGACTATCACTGCATCCCAGCAGAAAAATGGTCAAGTTTTTGTGACAGGATCATATGTTGCGCCTTTCTACATATCAGCACAAGATCAGTCTATTGTCAGCGGGACTATAAAGTTGGCAGATCACATTGCTTCTTCCGGCTCTGTCGTCTTCACAGAGACATGGAGTTCTCTTGATGGAAGCGTTATATTCTTAAAGAATAATCTGACATACTCAATTCCAAGCAGGTCCATTCTAAGTGCAGTTCCAAGGCAGCTAAGCATTAATTCTACCAACTTAAAAAGTAAGTACGATTCTAACATCACACACAGGGTCAGGGTGTTTGCATACGATTCAAACTATGAACCTTCAGCAACAAGGGTTCTTAAGCCTTTGAAGAGTGAAACTCCTGAAACTTATTTTTCTATCAAAGATATTGATGGGAATGTCTATATTCCTTTTGAGAGAAATCGTGGAGGGACACGGCTCTCTTCCGATCAATCAGGAATGTTTTTTGACCTGTTCACTGATGGACTTCCAAGTGGAAAGCTTTTAACGATACAGTATCTTGTGATTGATTTGGGATCTGAGTATATTGTTGATGACAAGAATGCTAAATTTATCGTGGAGAAGTAATCGTGTCTAACTCCATATACACCGGAGGATACTCACCAGATCAGTTGCTAAATGAGCTAAAGGGAAATAGTTCAATTGTTAAAGATGCCATTGCCGCTGATGTGACGAATATCAATACAGGTGTTTCTTCTTCTTTTAGACTAGATGCACCAGGAACTGGATTAAAATCGACCCAGCAGATTCCACTCGATTGGTCAAAGTTTGAAAATCACACATTCTTTAACTCTGCACAAGCAAAGACCAACGTAGCATTTGAAACGCTTTTTAACTCTTTTCCATTCGATGGAAATAGACTTGAGATTGAAAGCTTTCTTGATGGCTTAACTGGCTTTGAGAAGTATGTTTATGATATTTCTCCAAAAAATATTGGTTACTTAAACTTTGATGGCACAAATTTCATTTCAGTAACTGATAAAGCTGGCGTTGAACTTCCAGAGATGTCAAAAGATAGATCTGGTGCATCAAAATTAGATCCAGGTTTGTCGTCTATGACTATTGAGATGCAGCTATTTGTATCTCCTGTCACAAACAACAATCAGGTGATAGTTCAAAAGATTAGCGGGTCAAATAACGGCTTTACTCTTGCGCTCTCACAAAGTGCGTCAACGTCAGCATGCAATCTTAACTTTTTGGTGTCTTCTGGTTCGTCATATTTGACTGCATCTGTTGCAGTTAGCAAAGGCTCATTTTTTTCTC